AAAAAGGCTGCTGAACTCACAACCAAGCAGAAGGAGGTTAATCCTGATGGAGAAGGAAATCCGCCTGACCCCGGCGGCGGTCAGAAAGATTGAAGAAATCTTGACTACGGGAAAGACCGTTGAGATTGCACAGCGGAACGAGAAAGTGGTTGTGTGGGCGGTCAGCAGTAAAAAGAAATATGAACAGCCTATCGCATAGGCGATAGGGACAGCCATTACGGGCTACTGATACCGAAAGGTATTGGTAGCCCTTTTCTTTTGGTTTAATCGCCGTAAGGCGTTGAATAGGCAGAGAAGCCTTAAATCACAAAACGGAGAGAACCGTAAACACAAAGGTATAGTGCGGAGATGCACTCTAAAAAGCGCAGAAAGGAACGATTGTATGGCAAAGATTGATGTTTCCACCATTGAAGGCTTTGCGAATATGACCGCAGAGCAGAAAGCGGAAGCCCTCGCAAACTATGACTTTCCCGATCCCGATTATACCGGCTATGTGAAGAAAGATGTCTTTGATAGGACTGCTTCCGAGCTTGCGTCTTGGAAGAAGAAGCACAATGAGCTGCTCTCTGCGGAAGAACGCAAGAAGCTGGAAAATGAGCAGATGTTCGAGGAAATGAAGAACAAGCTGGCGGGGTTGGAAAAGGAGAAGACCGTTTCCAGTTACAAGGCGAGTTTCGCCGCACAGGGTTATCCTGAGCCGCTGGCAACCGAAGCCGCTACCGCTATGGCAAATGGTGAAATGGATAAGGTCTTTGCCGCACAGAAGAAGTTTCTGGAACAGTATGAGAAAGATGTAAAAGCCAAGGTTCTGAAAGACACCCCCAAGCCTCCTGCCGGTGGTAAGGGCGGCGGGATGACCAAGGCTGATTTTCTGAAACTCGACACTAAAGCCCAGTTGGAGTTCGTCAAGGAGCATCCTGACTGGCAGACAATTTTGAAGTAATTATGGAGGTATAACACTATGGCTTCTTATCTCGGCTTCCCGTTTGACCCTGAGCTGTTTAACTACAACTGGGCAAACGCAAAAGACCCCACCCTGACCGCTATGTTTGAGAGTGGCGCTGTCGCCCCGAATGCAGAACTGGCGCGGCTGATCGCCAACGGCTCTGACTTCTACACCCTGCCCTTCTACAAGGTCATCGGCGGTACTCCTGAGAACTACGATGGCGCAACCGACATCACCCTGACCGACCCCGCTGGCGGC